TGATTATACTCTTTCTGCAAAAATAACAGGAGATGCGACCGGATTCGACAGAGCGATCAAGGACGCTGAAAAAAGCGCCGGGAATTTTCAAAAAACCATAGGTGACATGGGAAAAAAGCTTTCAAGCGCAGGGAAGTCGCTTCAATCCGCAGGCAAAAAAATAACAATGGCTACTACAGCTTTTGCGGGAATCGCGGCAATAGGTGTAAAGTACAATGCAACGATGGAGACCTACGCCACGTCGTTTGAGGTAATGACAGGATCGGCGGAAAAAGCGGCTGAGGTAGTAGATGAATTAAAAGATATTGCTGCTTCCACACCTTTTGAAATGCCGGAACTTGCGGAAACAACACAGCTTTTAATGAACTACGGATTCACCGCAGACGATGCGCTGGACAAAATGCAGATGCTGGGAGATATTTCTCAAGGCTCAGCTGAAAAAATGAATCGAATTGCGACCGCCTACGGTCAAATGTCTTCCGCCGGCAAAGTGTCTTTGGAAGATGTAAAGCAAATGATCGAAGCTGGATTCAACCCGTTGCAGGAAATAAGCGAATCCACCGGAGAAAGCATGGAAAGCCTTTATGACCGCATCAGTGCAGGAACGATTTCTGTCGATGAAATAACCGCCTCTATGCAAAGATCTACATCAGAGGGCGGGAGATACTTTCAGTCTATGGAAAAGCAGAGCCTGACGTTTAGTGGACAGATGTCTACTTTAAAAGATAATGTACAAGGGCTTTTAGGAAATGTTACGTCTGGTATATTTGAAAAATTGGCACAAGATGTTTTGCCAAAAATAAATGAAGTGCTTACTACGGTCAACACAGCTTTTGAAGAAGGCGGATTTCAAGGCGTGCTTGACGCAATAGGAGAAATGTCGCCGGCGCTCGACGGCGTGATAACCAAGATCCAATCTTTTTCCACGTTCCTGCAAAATCTTGGAATCAGCCCAGCGGCGTTTGCTGGGATTGTAGCGGCGATAGGGCCAGCGATTACAGTAGTAGGGACGCTGGTGCGGGGAATAGGCGGAATTTCCACGGCAATAAGTGGAATTTCCACAGCGGTATCTGGGCTTGGCGGAATTAAAGGTATATTTACCGCTCTTACCGGGCCGGTAGGCCTTACGGTAACTGCGATCATGGGATTAGTCGCGGCTTTCAGCTACTTAATGGCCACAAACGATGGATTTAGAGAATCTGTCATGACCACGATTTCGACTATCATGTCTTCCTTGCAGCCAATTCTTCAAACATTAATGGGCTTGCTGATGGAAATCGGCGGAATTATTTTTGAGACAATTGGAAGTGTTTTGCAGCAACTTGCGCCAGTGTTGGCTCAAATTATAACCTTTATCGGGGAACTAGTCGCCATGCTGGCACCCTTGATTAACCAATTGATTAGTTCGCTCGCTCCTGTGATTACTCAGATTGTACAGGTGGTATCGAATATTATTCAGTCTTTAATGCCACCACTGATTTCCATTATTCAGGCTATTATGAGCGCAGTTCAAGCGTTAATGCCTCCTATTCAAAAGATTATTACCGTCGTTGTGAATGTGATTTCCAAGGTGATGGAGGTAATTTCTCCTATTATTTCTTTCATCGGTGAAGTCATTGGTAAAATAGTGGAGATCATTTCTCCTATTATTGAAGTTGTAGTTGGGATCGTCTCGAAGATCGTAGAGTTTATTTCTCCTCTGATCGATGTATTCGCGACTATTTTTGGAGCTATTTTCGATGTCGTAGGGGCTGTTTTCGGCGCTATTTGGGACGTAATCAGCGGAGTGTTCAGCGGAATTGAAAGCGCCTGGAACGGTCTTACGGGATTTGTCGGAGGCATTGTTGACGGTATTGGATCAGCGTTTAACGCGTTGGTAGACGGTGTTAAATCCGTGATTAATGGAGTGATATGGGCGATCAACGGCGCTATTTGGGTAATCAATTTGATCCCGGGCGTAAATATCGGTGAGATCCCGTATCTGGCGCACGGAACCGACAATTGGCAAGGCGGATTCGCATATATGAACGAGGGCGGACGTGGTGAATTAACATATCTTCCCAACGGATCACAGGTTATTCCTCACGATATTTCCGTACAGTATGCGAAAGAAGCCGCGAGAGCAAACGCCAGCGCGGAACCGGTAGACCTAACGGGGATTCTGGAGGGGCTGGTTATCCAGGTTGTTAATAACACGACGGTCGATGGGACGCCGTTAAAAGAAATGGCAGCGGAATATACCATAAAAAGGATAGGCGGTCAGCAAAGAGCGGTACAAAGAGCAAGGGGGTTTGCCTAATGGTTCAATGCAGTCTTGACAGATTCGAAATTGTCTATAACGGGGCCTCTGGGGCATCGTACGGCGTGTTTTTACCGGACTATCCCGAAATTTCCCAACCAGAAAAACGCTATGAAACCTTTTCGGTACCCGGCAGAGATGGAGATCTGATTTCCGACGACAACAGCATAGGAAATATTACTGTGAAATGCACTTTTGCCGTAATAGACAAGCTTTTTCAAAAAAGAATAAGAGATATTAAGAGGTGGTTGAGGGGAACCGGAAAGCTGAGCTTTTCGGATTCCCTTGAAACCTTTTATGAGGTTCTTATAATTGACTACAACGAACTGGAGAGAGAATTAAGAAAATACGGTCAGTTCTCCGTGACTTTTACCTGTTACCCTTATGAGTTTTTAAAAAGTGGGCAAAAGACTTTTTCAACGATAAGCTTTAACCCATATGACCTTTGTAAGCCAATTTATAAAATTGTCGGAGAAGGTAACTACACGCTCACAGTAAACGGGAAAACAATTACGGCAAATGTAGGGCAAAATTTAACGATAGACAGCCGCAATATGATAGCGTATCGGGAAGACGGTACTTTAATGAATACCGCTATCTCGGGAAGGTATGAAGATTTATGGCTTCCTCATGGAGACACAAGCATTTCTATATCGGGGGGACAGCTTTCGATTATTCCGCAATGGGGGTATAAACCTTGATTCAAATTTATAACCCGGATAATACAAATTTTTCTCATAACGGCGATATGACGCTTTTCCCAACAAAGTGCGATTTGAAAACGGTTCTAAATGGTTCCTGGCAGATGGAGCTTGAACACCCAATCGATGATTTAGGCAGATGGAAATATATCATTGAAGAATCCGTAATAAAAGCTCCAAGCTTTAACGGCGACCAGCTTTTCAGAGTAAAAGAGAAAGAAAAGTCTGATTCCGGAGTTTCCGCAACGCTGGAGCCGATTTTTATGGACGCAATGAACGACTGCTTTTTAGTTGATGTACGCCCCACGGAGAAAACCGGCCAGCAGGCGCTCGATCTTATGACGGCCCCAAACAGCAAGTATTCCGGTGAATCTAACATAACAAAAAAAGCGACTGCCTATTATCAATTTAAAAACTTAATTGAGGCAATCAACGGCGGCGAGGATAATTCTTTTATCAGTCGCTGGGGTGGAGAAATCCTTTTCGATAACTTTAGAATTCATATTGATGAATCTATCGGGACAGATAAAGGGATCGAGCTTTTATATGGAAAAAATATTCCGGCGGACGGATTGACGGAAAGCGTTGATACCCGAGAAGTTGTAACGCGTATTTATCCTAAAGCATATAACGGATACACTATAACAAATAATGGGTATGTAGACAGCGATCTGATTAATAATTATCCAATTATAAAAGCTGCCGTTATGTCGTTTGAAGACGTTAAGATGCGCGCCGATGCCAGTGAGGACGATGAAGAAAACGGAGTGACTATTTGCGATACGCAGGCAGAGCTAGACGCAGCTTTAACTCAGAAGTGTAAAGATCAATTCGCGTCTGGATTGGATAAACCCCAAATATCCATTTCTGCCGATATGGTATTACTGCAAAATACCGTACAGTATAAGGACTTTTCTGTTTTGGAATCCGTATCTTTAGGAGACACCATTCACTGTAAACACTACAAACTCGGGATTGAAACAGAAGCCCGAGTGATAGAACTTACTTATGATTGTTTAAAAGAAAAAGTTTCTTCCGTTGTCCTTGGAAGCTCTGAGTATAATTATTTTGACAATGTAACGTCTTCTGTAAATAAGATAGATAATGTTGTAAGACCTGACGGAAGTCTGATAGCGGAACAGATCAAGGGCTTTATTGACGGAACCTACAGCCAGCTTAGAGTTCAAAACAGCATTGCAAAAAAGCAAGATGTCAGAGCTATTCTATTTGAGGATCTAGACCCGGACAGCCCAACCTTTGGCGCACTGGGAATCGGTACCCAGGGAATACAGATTTCAAAAGAAAGAAATGCTCAAAACACAGACTGGGTGTGGACAACTTCAATGACGTTTGCCGGAATTATTGCAAACACCGTCGTAACTGGAAAAATTTCTTCTAAAACCGGGGCTGTATATTTTGACCTGGACGCGAACGACGGAAAAGGCGAGCTTGCTTCTTCCGTACTGAAAGGCGTCGATGAGGAAATAACCACAATAGCAAGGATTGGCTCTGGAAATTGGGCCGGAGGAGAACCGTACCAGGGCTTCCGGATTTCTTATCCCGGTGGAAACTCCGGGTTGTTGCTTATAACAATCGATGGGATCAGCGAGGATTTTCCGCTGGCGAATAAGGACGAAATTGTTTCAAACGGAGATCTTATCATTCGATCAAATGGTATTTCTGAGTATTCCGGTGGAGCCAGCGGTCTGTATCTTAACGGAAATTCCTCTACTGGAGAAGGAACCGTAATAGTAAAACGCGGGACAAAAGGCAAAACAAATAAAAATATTTTTTATGCCGATCCGGAACAGCTTCTTGTTCAATACGACGGCTACAACAATTATCTTCGTTTCAGCAATACCGGATGTGTTCTGTACGACAAAAACAAAATCCAATTTGGTACAAATGGATATATGAGAGCGTCCATTGAATCCAACGGTGACGCAAAGTTCGGAAATATCTATTCCAATGGATCTCTTGTGACCTCCGACCGAAAAAAGAAAACCGGAGTAAAAAAGCTGTCCGGAACCTTCTTAGAGAAAGTGAGAGGTTCAGCGGTGTACCGTTATCGGCTGAAACAGGACATGATCCCAGAGGAGAACGCAAAAAAATTAAAAAGAAAATCAGTCGGCACAAAAAATGAATCAGTAGGTTTGATGTACGATGAAGCCCCGGAAGAAATCCGCCGGGAAACTGAAAGCGGAGATAAGGCTATCGATCTCTACGGAATGGTTTCTATCCTTTGGAAAGCGGTTCAGGAGTTATCCGACAAGGTTGATAGTCTTCAACAAAAGCAGGAGGTGTAATTTTGGTCTACAAAGAAATAGAGATTGACAGCACATGGCAGCAGCCCCTTGGAGAAATCCGGGTAATTCAGGAGGAAGCGGACGGCAGAGAGTTAAGAATTTATCTCTATGATAATGGTTCTCCTCTTGATTTAACCGGGAAAACGGTATCCGTGTACATACAGAAGCCGGACAATACCATGATCTATAATTCCTGCGATGTGGAAGGAAACCAAGCAACCGTAACCCTCACCCTTCAAATGATGGCGGTATCCGGCCTTACCAAGCTGTGCGAGCTTCAAATCATTGACACAGACAACCATACCTTAAAGGTAACCCTTCCCCCTCTGCGCATTATCAAGAGCAATTATGACGGCGCGATCGAGAGCACAGACGAATTTTCCAGGCTGGCGGAAGCTCTCAACGAAGCGAACAACGCCACAGGGATCGCCAGTGAAGCCGCGGATAAGGCCAATGAGGCGGCTCAGTCAGCGAACACGGCGGCTCAGGCGGCAAATACTGCGGCACAGTCTGCTAATACCGCAGCCGACGCCGCAACTTCAGCAGCGGAATCCGCAAATTCACAGGCACAGGCGGCCCAAACGCAGGCGGCCTATGCGAAAACTCAAGGAGACTACGCTAAAACCCAGGGGGAAAACGCGGAAGAAATCTATAACCAGTTAAAGGACATCGACGTGGCTTCTCTCCAAGCCGATCTTGACGCGTTGGAAGCAAGCAAAGGGCAGCCTAACGGCCTTGCTACCCTAAATAGCTCCGGCAAGCTGGCTCAAATGCCGTCTGCCTCTGATGTGGGAGCCTTACCAATTACCGGCGGAGAAATGCAGGGAGCATTAAAGCTGAAGGCCAATCAGTACGGCGGCAGCGGACCAGCGGACGAAAAATACGCATTAGACTGCCAAAATTCTAATATCGTTAATGTAAATCGTATCTTGACTGCCGACCCAGCGGGAAGCGCAAGCGAGGGGTGGGGCTTTCAAAGAGAAGATGATCCAGATGCCTATGATGTTATTTGGGCTTCAAACGGTACCCTGTATTTTACCCCGGGCTTTAAATATAACACGCCTCCTTATCCGGCCAATCAAAGGGTTTTAGCCACAACAGATAATATCGCTTTAATGAATTATCTGCGGCAGGAATACAATAAGCTGAAAGAATCCGAGGGCACCCCTACTCTGAACGATATCATAAATGGATTTGGCTTTTGTTACAATGACTCAAGTGACGGCGTTGATCTTAACGGTGTATATCTCACAGTTTCCGGTATGACTGATAACAAATACCGCCTGCAGCTTTTAGGCCAGTATAACGGGAGCAATTGGCTGGCCTATCGAACCAGGAACGGCGATGAGCAGAGCTGGAATCCCTGGCACAAGGTTTTGACCGACAATATCAACGCTACGATCAGCGCGCAGCACGGCTACAGCGGCAGCGCTCTTCCGCAGATTTATGGAAACGGTTCAGTATTGCAATTATCATGGGCGAATAATTCCAGCGTAGGGGTTGTTCTGGGAAGTGGGGCGTTTAGAGACGCTGGAGACGGCAATATCAATTTAGGGGCCTCAAATCATAG